GGAGAAAGCATAACCAAACCCAAGGTTTTACCCAAGGGTGGTCGTGAGAATGTGAAAGAAAGAAGGATAGGAGTCGTTATGAAATTGGTAGTGAGGTGAGATGGGTAGAGAATGTGAAGGTGGAACGGTGGACCGCACACCAGCACGTGCGAGGTGTATAGAGGTAGCAGTCGACACGTGTACTTACCCCGAGTTTGGCAGTTGCACGTTCAACGTACGTGGCAATGCCGTGGGAATCGCGAGAGTAACCTAAGCTCAAGCGTCTCAACCACAGCGGAAACCACTCCCTCATCCTCACAATTTCTCAGGGGGAAGGCGATTTGATGCCACCAAGTCTGACAGTGTGGGATCAACCGCCTCAGGTAAAAATTCATTGTCAATTTCGAAAATAGTACGAAAAATAGGATGATCAAGCGCAAAAACACACGACGAGCATCTAGCCAGTTCAGCTCCAAGCTGTTGCTCAAAGTCAATGATAGTGGCGCGATCAAATCCATAACGTTCATACAAGAAGTCCCACGTAGCATCGTTACAATACCAGGTTCTTTCAGCGTGGGGGCGATGGGCAGAGCGATCAGGAGGTATCCAAGGCTTAACGCCTTGGGTGACTCTGCCAATGTGATCATGAATAACGCGGATGATAGGCATATCCCAATAGTCGAACCGCAGGCCATTAATAATGCCGCGACAGTAACCGGCAACCTTATTTGGGCCAATAAAATGAACATTATAAAATGTCTTGGCGAGGTACCTGCCGATTAGTGGCAGCATGAGTGAGCCTTCGGTCGTTGGGAGAAATATGGACGAGCAAAATGTAGATGCCGGTAAGCGAGCAACGCCCTGAGTTGCGTCCATGCCAAGAAGTTCGAGTGTATCATCGGCGTTAATAGAATGTGCAATAGTCGGCGTAGTGACGGCCAACGAATCGTCGCCCAAAGCCATAATACGATAGGGTTGGGTCGAAAGATGACGATAAGGACACCGCAACACTTTGCATGCCTGATAAACTCGCATCAGCAAAGTCCTCAACGAGTTGCCGATGGAAGTATTAACATTGCCAGAGACAAGCATGCGGTAGGGGCCGGCACGATTTAAATCAAATTGATGGTATCGAGTGCGCCCAAAAATGCGGTATTGCATTTCGTCGAGGACATAATCATGAAGAACATCGACGAAACAAAAATGGCGATACACCATGGACTCAACGGCTAACAACCACTCGTTAACGGTTAAATCATACTTAGAAAAGTCGCTGAAGTGACACACGTACTCATCAAACTCCTCAACATGTTGTATCCAGGAGTCGAGAACGAGGCCCATTTCAGATCGATTAAAACCAGACGAGTAGTTGATTGGCGAGTCTGGCAATTTGCTGAGATTGATAAGCGTCTTCGATACGGTCTCAGTCAAATTACCCCAAAGCGTGTTGTAATCGGCCGTTCGACCGCCAATGTTTCGACCTGACTTAAACTGGGATTGAATGAGGGGCTCGCGCTTAATGAAGTCATTTATGCGGAGTTTGTTGTAAAATTCAGCCTCAAACGGGAGGCGGTAATAAACAAAATCGGCATAAGCTTGATCGTAATCGAGTCGCCTCTTGGCACGAAACTTGCCAACCCAGTCGCGGCGGGAAATGGGCCGCACACGTTCAACGGGAAAAATGTCGTTGAGATTGTCACGGACCCAATAATAAAAAGCCTCGCCTTCTGAATCCGAATACTCAGGGCGCTCGCGAAACACGCGATGTTCGAGAGTCAATTTCTCGTTATAAGGATCAGTGGTGTCGAGGATTACAGGGTCGTAAAAGTCGAAGTGCGGCCCGTGGGTGCGCATCTGCACAATTGGCATCACATCGTGAAGGGATCCCAGGCGCATGCCCCTAGCTGCATTGGCAACCATGACTGGTGATGCCAGATAAGAGCGATAATGTAGTCCAAGGAAGCCATACACGAGACCATGCTTGGTCACAATGGATGTGCGAGTGCGCACGAAAGGGCGGGCGATGAGGCACAAAATAAACAATGCTGCCATATAATAAACGTCGAACCATTCAAACGCTTCGGACACTACACCACCGGCTGCGACGCGATTGACAAAAGCAAACGCGAGGAGGCGGGTGTATCCAAGGTATGAGAAGGTTGCAATGAAAAGAATGTAATACAGCAGATGGGGAGTGAAATCAAGGAAGACGCGCAGATAT